CACAGAAGTGCGGCTTGAACCGGAAACAGAACTACTGCACATCTGGGAACCGTCGGTGAGGAGCGAGGTTGAACCCGGCGTCGGGCTGGTGACGACCGCGCTGACCCAAGCCCGCGCACTGCTGGCGGCGGAGCGCTACCAGACGGCGTACTTCGAGCGCGGGGCGGTGCGCCCCACCGTCTGGATGTTCGCCCAGCGCCCCACCGACGCCGAGCGGTCGCGGTTTGAGCAGTGGCTGCGGCAGTTGGTCAGCGGTATTCGTAATGCGTTCCGACACCTCGCACTGTCGAGCGAGATCAAAACCGTCACGCTGGGCGATACGTTGTCAGACGCAGTAAAGCCCGAACTGCTCCAGCGCGCGGCGGAACTGATGCTCACTGCGTTTCAAGTACCGATGTCGCTGGTCTTCAGCAACGCCAGCAACTACGCAACCGCACTGCGCGACTACCAAACGTTTGTTCTTCTCACAATACTGACCAGAGCGCGCGAAATTGCGGCGATGCTGCAACCGCATTTTGCCGCGTACAATCAGATTTTACGCTGCAACGAGGCGCGCATCGACGCGGTGCAGAACTCGGAACTGGAAAAAGCGGAAGCGATCCAGAGACTCACCGGGCAGCCCGTTCTGACGTTGAACGAAGCCCGCGCGCGGCTTGATCTGCCGCAGTTTGTTGAAGACGCGGCAGACCAAGAACTGCTTCGTCTGCGCAACCGGCTGGCGATAGCGCGCGAGGCGGTTGCTGCCGGTCTCGACGTAAGAACGGCGTTGCGGCTGGCGGGTGTCAACGGCGCGGTACCGGAGGAAGACGCAGCGAAAGCGCTGAAGAAAGACGACGCAGAATCGGAATTGCGACCGCACGAGCGCCAACTCTACCGCGATCTCAAGCGCGCGTTTCTGCAACTACGTCAGGTAATGCTCGACGGCGCAGATGAGATTACGGCGCAGATGTTCAACGAGACGCTCTATCCCGCGATGCGCCGCAACATCGAGACGATTGCGCGTCTGTTCGCAGACGAAATGCGCGCCGAGGTCGGCGTTGCGGTCAACGTCGATGCGCTGTTGGCGGATTGGGCGGAAGAAGCGACACGGCGGCAAGTTGAGGAGTTGCTCTATCCGTACACCCGCGACTACATCGCCCGCGCGGTCGCGGCGTGGCGGCGGATGCCGAACGCCGACCGCGCCGAACTCATTCAGATGATCGAACCGGTCGTTGGCGCGAAGCGTGCCGAGACCGTCGCCATCACCGCCGCGACCGAGGCGGCGACCGCGGGCGTGCGGGCGTATCGTGAAGGGATGCGCGCAGAGCATAATCTGGAGTACGTGATGATCTGGGAAACCGCCAACGACGAGCGGGTGTGTCCGATCTGCGGCGCGCTCCACGGCAAGCGCGAGGACGAGTGGGGCGGGCGGAGCGGTCCCCCGGCGCACCCGCGTTGTCGGTGCGGCGTCAGACTGGAGCGGGTAAATGCGGGTTAGCGTCTCTGTCGATCTCGACAACGCATTGCGCAAACTGCTGCCGCGTTCGGCGCAGATTGAGGCGGCGCTTGACGCGGGCGCGGCGGCGGCTCATAGTGTGATGCAGGTCTACCCGCCCCCGCCCGCCGGATCGCGCTACCGGCGGACGGGGAATCTGCGGCAGAAGTTGCGGATCAAGAAACTGTCGAAAACGTCGCGGATCGTCGAGAACACCGCATCCTACGCGCGGTTTGTGTACGGAATGCCGCAAGCGCGCGTCCATCGCGGGCGCTGGGCGTCGCTGAAGGACGCGACAGAAGCAGCGCTGAAGGAAGCGCTTGCGGTGCTGAAGGAGAGGGGGAGGTGAGAGATGGAGTGGCAGACCGCGCCCGGCGCGGCACTGAAGGCGGCATACACCGGCGACGTTGAAGGACTGCTGGTGGTGTTCGGCAGCCCCGACGCAACCGATCTCGAAAACGAGTTTTTCACGAGAGATACCGACTTCGGGCGTCTACGCGAAACGCCGATTTGGTTGAACCACGCGCAACCCGTCAAAACCGCGTCGGGGGTGATTCTCGTTGAAGAGCCGATCGGCTACGGCGCGCTGGAGATCACCGATGAGGGGGTGATCATTCGCGGGCTGCTTGATGCAAAGTATCGCTACCTCGCCCAGATCGCGCCGGAACTGGGCTGGTCGAGCGGCACTGCGGCGCATCTGGTAATGCGTGAAGCGGTCGGAAAAGCGACATTCATCAAACGCTGGCTGCTTGGGTTGGACGCGAGCATCACGCCGACGCCTGCAGAGCCGCGCACAATGCTTCGGAATTATCGGCTTG